GGTTCCGACATTGGCCCTATACTTGCCGTCCGACCCTTTAGTGTATGCTTCAGTGGCGAAGCCTAAATCTTGGTTAATTTCTGCAACCTGCCGCTCTAAAACTTTTCGTGTAATTCTCATGTGTAATTCCTTGCTGATTAAGTTATAATTTATACCGCGATGGATAAGGTCGCATGTACGATAAAAGATGTCAAAGTTTTGTTTAGAACCATTTGGCATATACATAGAACCAAACAGCATATATCGTAAAACATAGGGTTAAACATGCCTGATTATCGCCATAAGCTGGACAAGAAAACGGCCGATCGGCATTTTCCTGAGTGGTCTCACGGTGGCAAGGGATCACACGCTAGAAAGAGTTCAACCGATTCCAGGGCTGCATTTTCGGCCAACTGGGATAAGATCTTTGGTAAGGGTAAGAGCAATGAGTAATAAGAATCTCCACACCAAAACAAGAAACAGATTAGCTCGACAGGATGCACTCAGAGAGTACATGCAAGAAAGGGGATCGGTTCAATATCTTTTTGATATCATTGAGAAGATCGAGAAATTAGACCCTGAATCTGAGACATTTAGTCAGGATTTAGCGAAATACTCTAAGGTGGTTGATGTACGGCATAAAATGCTCGGGAAGTATCTGCCAGAGCTGAAGGCGACAGAAATCACGGGAGAAGGTGGTGGGGATCTTCAAATAACGGTCTCAGATTTCAAGAATGCCTGATATATCCATTCCCCATCAGTGGGAACCTAGGCCGCATCAGATCCCATTCTTTAAGGCTATGGATTCAGGTGCAAAACGTGCCTGCATCGTATGGCACAGGAGAGCTGGCAAGGGTGCAGCAACTCTAAACTTTACTGCTAAAGAGATGTTTAAGCGCGTCGGAACGTACTGGCACCTGTTCCCAGTTCAAACCCAAGCCCGTAAGGCCATCTGGAGCGGCATAGACTCAGAAGGCAGGCCGATACTCGAGCAAGTCTTTCCACAGGCCATACGGAAGCGCACAAGCAGTCAGGAAATGTTGATAGAGCTGGTCAATGGGTCAACGTGGCAGTTAACAGGATCGGACAATTACAACAATCTAGTAGGCAGCAATCCGGTCGGAGTGATATTTGACGAGTGGAGCCTATGTGATCCAAATGCTTGGGGCTACATACGTCCGATCTTGGCAGAGAATGGTGGCTGGGCTGTATTCATCTATACGCCAAGGGGAAAGAATCACGGCCACAGTCTCTATCAGATGGCCAAGAAGAGCAACGAATGGTTCTGTCAGAATCTAACGATCAACGATACCAAGCGGGCCGATGGATCACCGGTCATATCATCTGACATCATAGACAACGAACGACTGGAAGGCATGGATGAGGCACTGATCCAGCAAGAGTTCTATGGGTCATTTGAGGCTCAGATACCGGGCGCATACTATGCCGATCAATTGACAGCTGCAAAGGAACAGGGCCGAGTCGGACGACTACCGATAGAGCCATCATTGCAAGTGCACACGGCATGGGATTTGGGCATATCCGATGCTATGAGTATCTGGCTATTCCAAGCAATGGGCAAAGAGATAAGACTCATTGGGTACTATGAGAACACGTCGAAGGGCATGGAACATTACATTCAATGGCTCAACCAATACGCGACGACCAACAACGTGATGCTAGGGTCTCACCTTGCACCGCACGACATCGAAGTCAGAGAGCTCACCTCAGGCCGTAGCAGGAAAGAAGTGGCCAGAGAGATGGGCATATCATTCAGGACTGTACAACGACCGAGAACAAAGGCTGAAGGCATACAGGCAGTGCGACGGATGTTCCCTAGATTTTGGATAGACGACGAGAAGGCCGAACACGGTTACAACTGCATCGCATCATATCATCGGGAATACGACGATAAGCGACAAGTGTTCCGTGATACACCTGTACACGACTGGGCATCACATGGGGCCGATGCACTACAGACCCTTGCACTAGGATGGCAGGAATCAATGGTCTCAGGGCATAGACCACAACCGAGACAGGCCAAGGTGCAGTTTAGTGTCTTCTGATGCATACGTTGTATTCACTAACGACTCAGGCCATTGGTGGTCACCGCTACTGCATCCGTTCATCAAGCACTGTTATCTGATGATGGCAGACCGAGGCCGATGGTTGATCTATGGCAAGTCAATGCACTATGTAGACCTGTTTACTATCGATCGACAAATGGATAAAATCGATGAGGTTATCATTGTCAAAATCGATCGTAAGACCGCGAGGCAATCATTATTCATGCTCAATACATGCGTAGGACACGTTAAACAGATTCTAGGCATCAACCGACCGTTCATCTGGACACCATACCAGCTGTACAAGTATCTGGAGAAAACAAAATGAAGAAACCAAAGGCACCAAAACCAACGGCTCAAGAAGTAGCAATAGACATCAGGCAGAAAAAGGCACTCGATGAGGAGATTGGAGAGCAGGAAGAAAGGTTCAAGGCTTTAGCACGAGGCAAGCTAGGCTCTTCATCTTTATTGGGTGGTGCTCCACGTTCTAGGTCTGAGGCCGCTATGGGTGGCAGGGGATCTAGGGGTGCTGCTGCTGGTGCTGGTAGATCAATGCTAGGCGGTTTAGCTGGTTCTGGTCGTGGTCGTGGTGCTGGCGGTGCTGCTGCTGCGATTAAAGCTGGATTAATGACTTCGACAATGGGCAGATAAAATGAAACTTCCACCCAATCTAGGATCTATGCAGGATCTCAAGACCCGAGAGGCTAGGGCTTTTGATGCTGAGTATTTATGGCACGACCAACTGTCGGACGTGTACGAATACTTCCTTCCCCAACGGAACCTGTTCGACAATCAGGATAAAGGCCAGAAGAAGATGGAGCGCATCTTTGATTCCACTTCTCTAACGTCTATCCAACAAGGGGCCAGTAAACTACAAGAGAACATTGCACCGATCTGGGCTAGGTGGGCCACGTTTAACCCGTCGAATGAAGTTCTCAAGCTGCTAGAGTCAGGCGACTTCAACGTCAGCGAGCGTCAGATCAGGGAGAACCTAGAAGAACAGGCCGTTATTGTCTTTGATTATATCAACCGGTCTAACTTCGGGACTCAATTCTACGAGGCTGCGCTAGATCTTTTGATCGGAACTGCTACCTTACGGATTGATGAGACCGACGACGAAGATATGCCGATTGTCTTCCATTGTGTGCCACAGAAAGGTATCGCATTTGAAGAAGGCCCGTATGGAAACATTGAGACCCACTGGAGACGGTTCAAGGTCAAGGCCAGATTGCTAGAACGGATGTGGAAAGGGTTCGAGCCATCGCCCACCATCCAAGAAATGATCGACAACCAGCCCAATGCAGAGGTTGAACTGTCCGAAGGTGTCATCTTTGACCCCAAGACCAAGCGATACTACGGTTGTGTATGGGTTAAGCAGGAAGAACGCCTATCTTGGACAGAAGATTTTGGTGTTTCATCGCCTTGGGTAACGGGCCGGTACACTAAAGTCTCTGGTGAGGTGCGAGGTCGTGGGCCAGCCATGCAAACGCTGCCCGATGTACGGTCATTGAACAAGGCCAAAGAGTTTGTATTGCAGAAGGCGGCTATTGATCTAGCGGGTATGTACACTGCTACCGATGACGGGGTGACTAATCCCTACAATATGGTTATAGCGCCAGGTATTGTTATCCCAGTAGGCTCTAACAACACCAACAACCCGTCGATCCAACGTTTAGACACGTCAAGTAGCCTAGCACTAGCGCAATTTGAAATCTCAGAACTGCAAAATGCTATTAAACTTGCCATGTTCAACGATCTGAGAGACCCAGCAGGGCCGGTTAGGACTGCAACAGAGATAGCTATCGAGTCCAGAGAACTAGCCAAGCGTATTGGTTCAGCATTTGGACGGTTGCAGACTGAAATATTGATCCCAATCCTCAAGCGAGTCGTGTCTATCTTGATTCGTCGTGGGTTAATCACGCCTATTGAGTTGGATGGCCGTGATGTAGAGATCAAATTCACGTCACCATTAGCACGAGCACAGGATTCCGAAGACATTCTAGCGGTACAACAAGCTGTAGAGTTTGTTCTAGCAACTGCTGGGCCTGACCAAGTGCAAATGGCATTTAAGATTGAGGACTTTGGAACCTGGGTAGCAGAGAAAACAGGTATGAGTTCTGAATTAGTCCGTGATGACGCAGAGAAACAGCAGATTATCCAAGCTGGAGCGGAAGCTAAACAGATGGAGATGCAAGGTTCTACTCAACAACCACCACAACTACAGGCCGTTCAATGAGTTGGGAAGACTTAGAGATAGATACGGGGAAAGCACAGAAAGCACAGAGCGCAATCAGGGAAAAACAAGCCGAACTAGCCAAGGCTTATAACCGTTGCTTTGCAACTGACGACGGTAACAGGGTACTAGAAGACCTGAGCAAACGCTTTCTACTAGAGAACGACACTTCTCTTGCTGCACAGAATATAAACTATGAGGCCGCTTACCATAACGGGGAGACCGGAGTCATGAGGTTTATTGTTCACCAAATCCAGCAAGCGGAGAAGCTATGACAGAAGTAATGGAAGTAGAAGAAGTTAAAAAGAAAGGACGACCAAAGAAAGAAACCCCATTCGTCGAAGTAATTTGCGACGAACGGCAATACTTGTTGAGCAGAGACTTTAAATTTGAATGGCTAGATCTGCTTGCGGCACAGTATGGGTTTGATAAGTTCGAGTATCTTCATAAATTTAAAGCGTTCAGATGTTACCGACAAAATAAGCATTTAGATTGGATCGACATTAACGATCTATCTTTACTTAACGGCGGTAGACGGATTGACGAAATCCCCTTGAAGCATCAAGCGGTCAGTCCTAAACGGGCTGTAATTCAATATGCGTGGAGATAACTATGAGTGAACAATCAGTAGAAAACGATGTTGCAGTAGAAGCACAACCAGTCAGTTTAGTAGATGCTGCCCAGCCAGAATTATCTGAGGGTGAGTATTTCCTAACTGACGGGATTAAAGGAACCGGTGAGGCACCAGAGTGGTACAAGTCTGACAGATACAAGTCAGTTGCAGATCAAGCCGCTGCCTATACTGAGCTAGAAAAGAAGTTTGGTGCGTTCAAGGGTGCTCCTAAAGACGGCTACTCAATGCCCGAAGGTATCGACAAAGAAGATGAGTTGATGCAAGAGCTAATGGGCTTTGCTGCTGAGACTAATATGTCTCAAGACTACTTTAATAAAGCGTGGGATTTATTGTCTGCTCAATCTGAGGCTGTAGAAGAAGTATCTGCTGAAATTGAGATTGCCAAGCTAGGTGACAATGCAACGGATCGTATCAAAACAGTAGAACAGTTTATGAAGAATAATCTGGACGCTGAGGTCTACGAGCAAGTTCGTTATGCTGTTAACTCTGCTGACTCTATTATGCTGGTAGAAGCACTGATTAAGAGTACGGCACCGCAAAAGCTACCTATTGACGGGCATGTTGTTCCTGGTGGAATTACTTGGCCTGACATTGAGAAAGAGATGTTCCGAAAGGACGAGAATGGCAACCTTCTAAGATCAGTAGACTCTAACCATGAGAAGAAAATTCAAGAAATGATGTTTGCTTTTGGTGGTGACAAGCCTAATGTTCAGGTATTCGGTTAGTTGCTTTTATAAAGTAAAATGATATTATATGTCTGTCAGGGACTCCCATCGCGGATCTGACAGATTTGGGTTGAAGGCTGACCGATCTGTCGGGCACTCAGTCAAAACCTCATAACCAGCAAATGTTTCATGTGAAACACTTGTGTAGATTATTATAAATTTTGAGGATTAGACTAATGTCAAAACAATTATCTTCTGTTGCGGTAACAGAATTTGACAGCATGGTTAAACACGCCTATCAGGGCATGGGCTTGCTGAAAGGTTCTGTAACTGTACGCAACAACGTCGTAGGTGATACCTACAAATTCCGTCGTCAAGGCAAGGGCCTTGCAAACCAGAAATCAACTTCAGATCTCGTAACTCCTATGGACGTAAGCCATGAGTTCAAGACTGCTACGTTGGCTAACTGGAATGCGCCTGAGTACACCGACATCTTCGACCAAGCTGACGTTAACTTCGATGAGAAACAAGAATTGGCAATGACTATTGCCGGTGCTTTGGGCCGTCGTTGTGACCAGTTGGTTATTGATGCTATGGATGCCTCGACTCCATTAACAACTACTGTACCTGCTGGTGCTGCAAACTTAACTATGGCTAAGGTAATCCAAGCCCAAGTTGAATTGCGTGACCAAGGTGTACCCAACACTGACCTGTTCGCAGTCATCGAAGCTGAAGGCTTAGGTGGTTTGTTGAACGATGAACTGGCAACGTCTACGGACTATCAGAACATCAAAGCTCTGGTTTCTGGTGAGATCAATACCCTTGTAGGGTTCCGATTCATCATCATTGAAACTCGGACTGAAGGTGGTTTAACTGAAGCCGGTAACATCGTTGACTCATGGTTCTATCAGCGTCCTGCTGTTGGCTTGGCCGTTGGTATCGACATGAAAACTGAAATTAACTGGATCGCTGAACGTACCTCTTGGTTAAGTAATGGTATGTTGAAAGCTGGCTCTGTCGTTCGCGACGAGGGTGGTTTAGTTAAAGTTCAATACGACAAAACTGCTTAAGGAGTAACTAGCAATGGCTTTCGATTACACGAAACTGTCCCGCATTGGCGGAAGTGGTGATTCACAAAAGGTATTCGCTTATGCGTCTTCCGATTCAATCGCCACGGTTACTGGTACGGATTACTTCCTTCCAGCAATCAATGAGCTGCAAGTTAATGACGTTATCATCGTAAGTGATAGCGATGCGGCTGCTGTTACAATCACGTTTGTGAAAACTAACAGTGGCACAAGCATTGACTGTGCATCTGGAACCGCATTAGGCGATTCATAAGTTATCGGGGGTCTTCGGGCCCCCATTTCTTTTAGGTAACAATATGGCAACTAAAATTGGCGTAGTTAATGGTGCGTTAGTCTTGATCGGGGATACTCCAATCAATTCATTAATCGGCGGTTCTAGGGCCCAACAAGTTGCTAATACGTTGTATGACAGCATTGTCCGGTCTGAGCTAACAAAGCACAGATGGGGATTTGCTAGAGTAAAAGCACAGCTATCGCTTACAACGGAAGTTCCAATCGATCAAGAATGGGACTCAATCTATCAGCTACCTTCAGATTTATTATTCCTGATTAAGATATATCCAGGAATTAGATACCAGATTTATGGCGATAAAGTGTACGCCAACAATACAGGCCCACTTTACTGCGACTATATTTATAACGCTCCAGAATCAACATGGCCCCCGTACTTCACTCAGATGATTGAGTATGCGCTGGCTAAAGATTTTGCAACGAGCATCCGAGACAGTTCGGCATCACGACAAGAAATGTCTGCTGAGTATGTAAATGCTTCTAGGATGGCTCGATACACAGATTCCCAGCAATATCCAATGACACCTATCACGAGCAACCCTTTTGTTAACGTGAGGTTTTAATGGCCTTTGATTTTAACTATTTCTCAAGGCATGGCGGCACGATCCCTGCACCTTCTTGGTGGACATATCAAACGGATGATACTTGGGATATTGTATTAAGTGTTGGGTACTTTAACTCTGCATTTTCTTCTTTACACGTTAATGACTTCATTGTGGTTAGGGCTGATACCACTACGTTTATGTGCCGAGTAACTGCAATAGGCGTTAGGACGGTTACGGTTGTGCGGGAAGATTTTGTAGCGGCCACAGGAATTGGTAGTGCTACGTTTGCATCTACGGTTGATATTGTCCCTGCGCAAATTAACACTGTGTATCAAGTGCCTTTTAACCTATCTATCACAAATGCAGGGGCAATTAGTTTAGATCCATTAGATAATACTAAGATCCATTTTGCGGAAACTGGCACTTATTTAATAACTGGCAATATTCAATTATTAAGCAATTCAGGAGTAGCAAAAACTTTTTATTTTTTTCCAACAATTAATGGAAATAATACAGGACAAAAGTCTGCTAGAGAGACTGTTAAGGAAAATGCTTCTTACCACAGTATTGGAGTTTCAGCCGCATTAATCTTAAATGCAGGGGATTATATACAGGCCAACTATGCATCCTCTAGTGTAGATGTTTGGATGGATGCTGCCGATGCAACGGCATTTGCTCCTGCAACTAATGCAATTCAAATCTCAATTATTAAGTTTTAACTAGAATGGCTAAATCACGCTTCATTCAAAATAACTTTGTTAGTGGTGAGTTATCTCCATTTATGCGAGGCCGTACTGATATTAATCAGTATTACCAAGGGTTGCAGACAGCTAATAACGTCGTTCTAGTCCCACAGGGTGGCGTCAAGCGTCGTCCTGGCACTGAGTTTATTGGCGTTGCTCCAGAAAAAATAGTAGTTAGTGCTCTTGGCAACATGACCATGCCTAATGGCGGCACTCCGTCAATAATACAAGATAAAAATGACGCCACCACTACGTCAACAACAACCCCTATTGGTGTAATAGATCCGTATGTAGTCGCTCAGTTAGACTTTGTATCAGCACAAACTTTATTGTTTATCGATATACGGCGCATTAGTTTATCTTCTGGGACTTCTGCCGAGTTTAAAGTTCAAAAATCCCAAAACGGGACTGATTGGACAGATGCTGCTAACGTTCCTTTGATTGGGCCAAACCCGCAAGACTTCAGGTTTTATCTTCCAGAATTAGGATTGTCTACACGGTATTGGCGGTTAGTTCGTATTGGGGCTACAGATTTAGGTTCGGCTACTGTTACGTTAGCAGGGTTTGCTCCGGTTATGAGAGCTGGCGGTATTGTTGATCCATCAGAGGCTAAGTTAATAGACTTTAGCGTTGAAACAGACAAAAACTATCTTTTAGTTTTGACCGATGGAAACATTAACATCTACAAGAATCCTGGAAATTACGTTGCATCAGTTAAGATGCCGTTTACTTCTAGCCAAGTGTCTACGGTCAGAGCTACGCAAACAGAAAGCGTGATGTTGCTGTTCCAAGAAGATGTGCCGCCACAACGATTGATTAACTTGGGTACAGATACAGATTGGTTCTTGGATGAAGTGCCATTCACCAACGTACCTATGTATGACTTTGATGATGATCTGAGTCCTACTCCAGTTAATGAAATACAGGTAATGACACTAACGTCATTTGTTGCTGGGGATACATTCCAAATAGATGTTGAAGGCATATTGTCAAAAAATATTACTTTTGCAGGGAATTCTCCTGGTGCTGAACAGAATTCTACAATATTCAACATCCAGAAAAACCTGCAAGAAATGCCTAATTTTGGAGAGACTGGTGTAGATGTAGCCAGCTCAGGTGGCTCAGTCTACACAATAACAATTAGCGGTGAGTCTACTAAGGATTTTGAGCTATTTTCTGGATTTGCTACTAGCGGTACTGCAAGCAAAACGATTACATTTGCGCAAAATCAAGTCGGGTCACCTAGAAAAGAACCTGTTTGGTCTGCTACTCGTGGCTATCCTAAAACTTCATGTTTCTTTGAAGGTCGATTAGTCCTTGGCGGCACTAAATCTAAGACTGCATCAGTATTCTTTTCTAAGTCTGGGTCATTCTTTGACTTTGAAATTGACGACGGTGCTGACGATGAAGGGATCTTTGCTACTATTTCATCTCGTAAGTTAAATGAAATCATCGATGTTTATCCTGGCAGAAACCTACAGATATTCACGTCTGGGGCTGAGTTCTCTGTCACCAGTAAACCGGTCACGCCTACAAGTGTAGGGATAGCGCCGCAAACAAATCATGGTGCTGCGTATGTAGAGGTCGTAGACGTAGACGGATCTACCATATTCGTGGATAGGAATGGCAAGACTATTTACGATTTTGTCTATTCGTTTAACGAAGATGCTTATGTTGCCCATGACAGGTCGGTACTATCGTCTCAATTAATTAAACAGCCTACAGATATGGCTATGTTGTCTGGTACAACTAGCGAAGATGCTAATTGGTTATTCATAACGAACACTGACGGTACTGTTACAGTCCTTAATACGCTGCGAGCACAAGACATTAACGGGTTTACCCGATGGGAAACTGCATCTACAACGTATCCTACTGCTATTTCTGAGCCTGGAGTTATCACTAATGCCACGGTAGTAGACGATCAGTTATATATGATTGTTAAACGAAAAGTAGACGCTCACAACACAACTGAATATCACGTTGAACGCTGGTCATTCGATCATTTAATGGATGATTCAACCATATTCAATCCTGGCCCAACGGACACCACTATTGGTGGATTATTCCACTTGAATGGATTGACCGTTCAGATCGTAGCGGACGGAATTGTTCTGACAGAAAGAACCGTCAATGCTGGTCAAATTACATTAACAGCAGAAGAAGTAGGCTATACCAATGTAGAAGTAGGGCTTAACTTCCCAGTAGAAATTAAGGGTATGCCGTTAAATACGAATATCGGCAGTGGTGAGAACCAGATGCGGATTAAACGTATCGTTCGCATGAACATCAGGGTCTACGAGTCCTATGGGTACTATGTAGACGGCCAACCAATGCCAATTAGAGCGTTTGATTATGCTTTAAACTCACCGTTAAACACGTCACCTAACGCTAAAACTGGCATAATAGATGACGTACTAAACAATATAGGTTGGACTAGAGACGAGATGCCATCGATAACGGCACCAGACCCTACTCCTGTATTTATACAGATGATTGAATACGAGGTTGAATCATCGTGAACGTAGCGTTACAGAGCAATATCTACAAGGCACAGAACGTTATGCTGTCTATGCCACAGGCTGAGACCGAGACTAGGCACCATTTTGCTGATGGAATCTATGCTCGTGAGTTATTCATTCCTGCTGGGGTATGTCTGGTAGGCGCATTACACAAGACCAACCACCTATTTACGGTGTCTAAGGGCGAATGTGTAGCGGTAACACACGAAGGACGAGAAGAAATCAAGGCTCCATACATGGGCCAGACTCAACCAGGTATGAAGCGAGTAATATACGCAATTACTGATACGGTGTGGACAACCTTCCACGTTACCGAGGAAACAGATGTGGATAAGATAGCAGAACAAATATTGGAACCGGAGGTTACATAATGGCTTGGATAATTACAGCAATTGCCGCAGCTGGATCAGCCGTAGCAACTGGCACTGCCGCAGCCGCATCAGCCCTAGGAGTTAGCACCGGAGCGTTTGTTGCTGGATCAGCGGTAGCCGGAACAACTGCACTCAGTGCTAGAGGTCAATATGTCGCTGGAAAAACTCAAGAGCTTGAGCTTAAACGTCAAGCTGAACAAGAACGCCTAGCTGCTCAAAGCCGTGAATTGCAACGTAGAGAACAACTAAATAGAGCACTTGCTACAAACGTGGTAGGTCAAGCTATGTCTGGAATTTCTGGAGAAGGTACGCCAGCTAGTATTGCATTGGCCAGTGCCAAAAAGGCCGGTTTAAGTGAGTCTACTATTGGCTTATCTGAAAAGTTAAAACAGGCACAATTGCGAAGGCAAGCTGGTTATGCACGTCAAACTGGAAAATTACAGTCTGCGTCTACGTTGTTAAGCGGTACAGCACAAATTGCCCAGTTAGCGCCTGGCGGAGAGTAACATGGCCCAGAAGCCTATTGGATATTACGGAGAGTTCAGACCGACGGGAGTAGATACGTCTGCTGCACGTAGGTTTGAGGCGCTTGCTGGTCTAGCAGATCAAGTTAATGGCATTGCCTTTAACATTGCCGCTAAGAAACGTGCAGAACAAGGCGAAAAAGCTGGCATGGCTGCTGGTATTAAAGCCGCTGAAGATGGTACGCCAATAGAAAAAGAAAAGGGTTTTTTATCTAGCATATCTATATTCGACCAAGCAAAAAACAAAGCGGTAGAGGCTTCTTATGTTTCATCTATTGCAACTAATGCTAGAGAGAACATTGCTAGGCTTTCAGAAGAAAGCAATGGTGATCCTGAAGTATTCAATGAATTATCAACGAAATATTTAACAGGTCTGAGAGGCGGAATATCTGAAGATTTCCAAGACATAGTTCAATTAGCTATTGATCCAGTTGTTGCGGCTGGTAGAGCGCAAATTCAATCTGAATACTCAGCAAGGCAAGATCAAGAAGTTAATGACGCTCTTATCTTAGAAG